AATGAAGGAGCAGACGATCGGGGTTGAGGTTGAGATGAACAACATCACCCGCAAGGCTGCCGCAAAGCTCGCCGCCGAGTTCTTCGGCACAAACCGCAGCGAGTACACTGCCCACCGCAACGGCTACGAAACCTACAGCGCATGGGACGCACAGGGGCGCGAGTGGAAATTCCAGCGCGACTGCAGCATCAGCGGACCGGACAGCGAAAAATGCGAACTGGTCACCCCGATCCTGCGCTACGAGGACATCGAAACCCTGCAGGAGCTGATCCGCCGCCTCCGCAAGGCGGGCGCAAAGAGCGACTACACCAGAGGCTGCGGAGTTCACATTCACATCGGCGCAGCGGGACACACACCGCAGAGCCTGCGAAACCTCGCAAACCTGATGGCAAGCCACGAAACGCTGATCGCCGAAGCAATCAAGGTTGACAGCAGCCGCATGAACCGCTACTGCAGAACGGTAAACCCGAATTTCCTGCAGCAGCTCAACAAAAAGAAGCCCACCACGATGGCGCAGCTTGCAGACATCTGGTACGGCGCACAGGGATGCGACTACGGCAGAACCCACCACTACAACGACAGCCGCTACCATATGCTGAACCTCCACGCCACCTTCACAAAAGGCACGATCGAGTTCCGCCTTTTCCAGTTCGACAAGCCGGAGGGCGGCAAGAAGAACGGGCTTCACGCAGGCAAGCTCAAGAGCTACATTCAGCTTTGCCTTGCGATGAGCCAGATGGCGAAAGACCTGCGGAGCGCCAGCCCGAAGGAACAGCAGAAGGAAAACAAAAAGTTCGCAATGCGGACTTGGCTGATGCGGATGGGCTTCATTGGCGACGAGTTCGCCACCGCAAGAGAAACCCTGACGCAGAACCTTTCCGGCGACAACGCCTTCCGCTTCGGCAGACCTTAACCGGTCTGCCGCCACGGGCAAGGGCGGCGAAACAGCCGCCCACAGCGCCCCGTGTGGGGCGGGACGGGTATCCACCGAGTAACTGCCCCTTTCGGTAAAAAGCCCTGTACGGGGCGCACACGGCGCAAACAGCGGCAAGGCATATTCTACACAAAGAACGGCACATTTTCCCCCGTGATGTTTTGTACATTTAGCGGCTTGCTATTCTCCCCGAAAAGAGTTAATATGTGACTACCGGAACGGAAAACGACCGGAAAACAAACACGGAGGAACGAGCAATGAGCAACATCGAATGTGGAACGGAGACCGACAAGAAGCTGGAGCAGATCGCAATGAAAGCGGACTACGCACTGGAACAGCGCGGCGGGCTGGACACCCGCTGGAACGACACCGAGGACTTCCCAGAGGTGAGCGTCTGGGGCATCCGCGAGATGCTCCGCAAGGCATACGAACTGGGCAAGGCGGAAAAGTAACCGCCGCCTTTCCCCACCTGCCGCCTACGGGCGGCTCAGGGTGGTAGAAGGAGACTTCCTTCGGAAAGGACGATTGACATGGAAAAGAAGTACTACCTTGCCTACGGCTCGAACCTGAACGTGCGCCAGATGCGCTACCGCTGCCCGACCGCCAAGCCCATCGGCATCACGGCAATCCCCGACTACCAGCTGCTTTACAAGGGCAGCAAGACCGGCGCGTACCTGACCATCGAACCGAAGAAGAACGGCATCGTTCCGATTGCGGTCTGGGAGGTCACCGCCGACGACGAGAAGCGGCTGGATGCCTACGAGGGCTGCCCGACCTTCTACTACAAGAAGGAAGTCCGCCTGCCGGTGAAGCTGGCAAGCGGCAAGACCAAGAAGCTGACCGCCTTCGTGTACATCATGCATGTGCTGTACTGCTGCTCTGCTTCCCGCCCTGCGACCGAAGGTCAGACCACCGAGGAGAGCAAGGAGGTCAAGACCGAAACGCTGTCGCTCAAGGCATCGGCGCTCCCGTCCGGTCTGGTCAAGTCCAAGACCTGCGAGAACACTGACCAGGCCACCTATGACAACTGGTACAACGCTGTATATATGCCGACCGCTGCCACAAACAACAGCACAGGCACACGTTCCGCATCCACCAAGTCCGGCGGTTCTGCCGCAGCAGCGACCGAGTAAGGAGGTACAGCATGGCTATCAAGAAGAATATCACGGTTGACGGCATCGAGGTTCCGTTCAAGGCGAGTGCCGCTGTGCCTCGCCTTTACCGTATCAAGTTCCGCAGGGATATTTACAAGGATTTCGCAGCCCTTCAGACCTCTGTTCAGGAAGGCGACGAGGAAGGCTCTACCCTCGACATCGAGAGCCTTGAAGTGTTCGAGAACATCGCCTACATCATGGCGAAACACGCAGATCCGGAAAACGTGCCGGACAATCCGGATGAATGGCTCGAAGCCTTCAACACGTTCTCTATCTACGAGGTGCTGCCGCAGCTCATTGAACTGTGGGGGCTCAACGTGGAAACGCAGGCGGAATCTAAAAAAAACATCGCAAAACTGACCGCCCGATGACAACGCCCCTCTTCCTTCTCCGATGTGTGCAGATAGGGTTGTCTCTCTCGGAGCTTGATCTGCTCACGATCGGAGTCGTGAATGATATGTTCACCGAAAAGGAAAACGACGAATATGACGGCTGGTCGGAGGTCGCTGGGCAGGCTGATTTTGACTCATTTTAAACAAAAAGAGCTCGCTTCAGTTGTGAAACGAACTCTTTCGTTGAGAATTCCGGTAAACTTAGCCAATCTTTTTGATTTTTGCCCTTTTTTCGCTGGCAATCGTATCAGAAAAGATCGTAGCAGCTGTAGCTTTGATGGTGCTTTCCTGAATCGTGTCAATGACATGATCGATTCCGCCTGCTTCTTTGATGTTGTGATTCATCGCAGCAGCACCACCATACCTTCTACCGTTCTCGTTAACAGCCGGACGACAAAGTTCAGCTGCAATGGGGTTTGTATGCTTCATTTCAATCCCTCCTCTCTTTCAGCTTGTGAAACAAGCGTATTTTCTTCTTGAACCAATTCTTTTTGCATCTGAAGCTGGCTACGAATAATACGGGAAATAGTAGCTTGTCCTACACCCAGAAATGCAGCAACTTTTGCTTGCGACTTCCCATATTCAACACACAGCTTGTATGCCAAGTTTGAATCGGTATCGTTTAGCACCTTTTTCATCCGAAAACCTCCAAATGAATATCGACACTTGAATTATACAGCAATATTCCTTAATTGTCAAGCGCGATTGAATAATTTTTATTCTTAAACTTATTCAGATGCCATAATAGAGAGGTGAAACCGCATGGCAAACAGAATCAAGGGCATCACGGTCGAGATCGGCGGCGATACGACCAAGCTGTCGAAGGCTCTGGAAGGCGTCAATAAAAACATCAAGAACACGCAGACGCAGCTTAAGGATGTACAGAAGCTGCTGAAGCTCGATCCTTCCAACACGGAACTGCTCTCGCAGAAGCACAAGCTCCTCGCCGATGCGGTGACGGCTACCAAAGAAAAGCTGGAAACCCTGAAAACCGCTGCGGAACAGGCAAACACGGCTCTTGCAAACGGCGACATTTCGCAGGAGCAGTACGATGCACTCCAGCGTGAGATCATCGAGACAGAACAGGAGCTACAGAACCTCCAGCGTGAGGCAGAGGCTTCCAGCACGGCTCTTGCCAAGCTCGGTCAGGCGGGAGAAATGCTTGAAAAAGCCGGTGATAAGATTGCCGATGTCGGTACGACGCTGACTACTCATGTGACCGTTCCTGTTATGGCTGCCGGAACTGCCGCTGTGAAGACGGCTGCAGATTTCGATTCTGCTATGTCGAAGGTCGCTGCTGTATCCGGTGCGACCGGTGATGAACTGGACGCGCTCCGGGATAAGGCTCGTGAGATGGGCGCAAAGACCAAGTTCTCTGCTTCCGAGGCTGCTGATGCCATGAACTATATGGCGATGGCGGGTTGGAAAACCGGCGATATGCTGGAAGGTATCGAGAGCATCATGAACCTTGCTGCCGCTTCCGGCGAGGACTTGGCGACAACCTCGGATATTGTAACTGACGCTCTGACCGCTTTCGGCTTATCTGCTGCCGACAGCGGTCATTTTGCTGATGTACTGGCTGCGGCATCGTCCAATGCGAACACCAATGTCAGCATGATGGGTGAAACCTTCAAATATTGTGCGCCTGTTGCGGGTTCTCTGGGATTCTCCTGCGAGGATACAGCGCAGGCAATCGGTCTGATGGCAAATAGCGGTATCAAGGGTTCGCAGTCCGGTACTGCACTCCGTTCGATTATGACGGCGCTTGCGGGCGATGTCAAATTTTGCGGCGATGCCTTCGGCGAAATGGAGATCGCCACCACCAATCAGGACGGCTCGATGCGTGAACTGAATGACATTCTGGCAGACTGCCGTGTGGCTTTTGCGCAGATGTCCGAATCGGAACAGGCATCAGCGGCACAGGCACTGGTCGGAAAAAATGCAATGTCCGGCTTCCTTGCACTGATGAATGCTGCGCCTTCGGATATTCAGAAACTGGAAGGTGCAATCAGCACTTGTTCCGATGAGATTGACGGCTATAACGGTGTCACTGAAAAGATGGCTGCCGTTATGCAGGATAATCTTGCAGGACAGCTCACCATTCTGAAATCGCAGCTTCAGGAGCTTGCTATCAGTTTCGGCGAAATCCTGATGCCTGCAATCCGTGCAATCGTCAGCAAGATTCAGGGGCTTATCGATAAATTCAACGGACTGTCGCCTGCGACAAAGGAAACCATTGTCAAGGTCGCACTTGTGGCGGCGACACTCGGACCTCTCCTTGTGGTGGTCGGCAAAACAATGGTCGGTGTCGGCAAGCTGATGCAGCTTGTTGCCAATCTCCCGACGATCATCGCAGGCGCAAAGGCGGCATTCACTTCCTTCGGTGCTGCGATCGGCGGTATCAGTGCGCCCGTGGTCGCTGTCATTGCAGTTGTCGCTGCACTGGTGGCGGCTTTTGTGCATTTATGGCGTACCAACGAGGACTTCCGCAATAAGATCACGGCGATCTGGAATCAGATCAAGAGCATTTTCGATAACTTCTGTCAGGGCATCGTTGACCGTGTCAATGCCCTCGGCTTTGACTTCAAGAATATCAGCGAGGTTATCAAGGCTGTATGGGACGGGCTGTGTAAGTTCCTTGCTCCCGTATTCGAGGGTGTATTCCAGCAGGTCGCTAACATCTTCAAAGCGGTCACGGATATTATCCTGAACATTCTGGACATTTTCGTCGGTATCTTTACCGGCGACTGGAGCAGAGTGTGGGACGGCATCAAGGGTATTTTCGTAGCAGTCTGGAATTTCCTGAAGGACACGCTGAAAAACTACCTGAATGTGCTGTGTAATCTGTTCGGCACAAACCTTGATGAAGTAAAAGAATTCTGGGTGAACGTCTGGACGAGCATCAAGAACTTTTTCGTCAACATCTGGAACGGCATCAAAAACTTCATCACCGGCGTGGTCAATGCGATCAAAAACTTCTTCACAACTATCTGGACAGGCATCAAGAATTTTTTTGTCGGTATCTGGACGGCGATTTATAACAGCGTATCTGAGAAAATCAACCTCATCAAAACTGTTATCACGGTTGTATGGAACGCCATTCATACAGCGATCAGCACGGTGCTGAATGCAATCTGGAATGTCATTTCTACAGTATGGCAGACAATCTACGACTTTATCTCTCCGCTGCTGGAAGCATTCAGATATCTGTTCGAGACGATTTTTGAGGCTATCCATGTAATTATCAGTCGCGTCATGGACTGGATTCACGATAAAATCGTGGAGCGCTGGGAAACCATCAAGGCGGTTGTGACGATCGTTCTGGAGGCTATCAAGAGCGTTATTGAAACCGTATGGAACGCGATTCATACAGCGATCACCACGGTGATGGACGCGATCAGCAATGTTATTTCTACAGTCTGGAACGCGATCTCCGGCTTTATCTCCGGTGTGGTCAATGCGATCTGGTCAGTAATTTCCAGCATCTGGAACAGCATCAAGGATCATATCACGAATACGCTGAACGCTATTCATGCGGTTGTTTCTGCTGTGTGGAATGCAATCAGCGGGTTTATTTCCGGGGTGCTGAATACTATTTCTTCCGTCGTTTCTTCTATCTGGAACGGCATAAAAAATACTGTAACCAATATCCTGAATACCATTAAAGCAACGGTTTCGAATATCTGGGACAGCGTGAAAAATGCCGTGACGCAGAAAATCACGGCAATCAAGGATACGATTGTAAACGGCTTCAATGCTGCGGTGAATTTCATCAAGAACCTTGCATCGCAGGCGTTCCAGTGGGGCGCAGACATTATCAACGGTATCGTCAACGGCATCAAAAACTGTATCGGCAAGGTTGCGGATGCAGTCAAGGGTGTCGCAAACAAGATCAAATCCTTCCTGCATTTCTCTGTACCTGATGAGGGACCTCTTGCGGATTTCGAGAGCTGGATGCCGGACTTCATGCAGGGACTTGCAGACGGTATCAACGCAAATACCAGCGTGGTAAACGATGCAGTCAACAGCTTTGCAGGCGGTCTTGCTGAGAAAATCAGCAGTGTGATTCAAAACGCACTATCCAATGTAGTAACATCGGTGCAGGGCTTCATGACGCAGGTGTTTGATACGGTCAAAACAGTCTGGACAAACGCCAATACTGCGATTGATGCGACGATGTCGCAGATCAGCAGCGGTATCACTTCCGGCTGGAAAACGATCGTCAGCACGATCAAAACGGCGCTTGAAAGTATCCGCAATATTATCACGACAACATGGAAGGCTGTATCTTCTGTGATCTCAGCAGCGCTGGACGGTATCAGGAAAATCGTCACGGCGGTATGGACGGCACTGAAGAACCTCATCAAAACGGGACAGCTTGACATCAAGTCTGTTGTGACGACAACGTGGGAAGCTGTATCCGGCGTGGTTCGGACAGCGGTCAATGGAATCAAATCCGTTGTGCAGGCGGTCTGGGATGCAATGCCGGATACCGTGCGCAGTGCAATGAACCGTGTCAAGGAAGCCGTGCTGTCTATCTGGGACGGCATCAAAAACGGCATCGGCGACAGGCTCGGCGGTGTGCGGGATGCGGTCACCAACGCCATGAACGCTGTATACAGCGCAGTCATGGATAAGGTCAACAGCTCGTGGTCGTGGGGACGTGACCTCATGCAGAATCTCATCAACGGCATCACCTATATGCTCGGCAGCTTGATCAATACAGTTGCGGATGTGGCTCGTTCCATCTGGGAATACCTGCATTTCTCTGTGCCTGAAAAGGGTGCGCTGACTGATGTGGAGGAGTGGATGCCGGACTTCATGAAGGGGCTGGCAAAGGGCATCAATAAGAGCAAGAAGTATGTCGAGGCGGCTGTATCCGGTGTGGCTGATGCCATGACACTGACGATGCAGTCCGGGC